AACTTAAGGCATCTTACACAGATACCACCATCTCTACGTACTCTATTCTTTCTACATAAAGTACAACGTATGGGGTATGACTGGTCCTCCCTGTATATCTTATCTTTCTCTGCAAGTCTCTCTCGTTCGTATCTATCAATATTGTATTTGAATATACCATCTTGATTGACTTGATATTCTTGTCTGCATTGGTAGCAGAAGTTATTGTTCTTAGGTATCTTCTTATCACAGATACTGCATCTGTACTTGAAGTCTAAGTTCTTTGGTAAACTCTCTGAAGGAACGTGGATATTGTCCCAACGAAAAGTTGGTATATTTGATTTACTCATAGTACCCTTTCTGACCGAGTTGGTCGGCTTTTGTTTTCAAGGTAGCAGTTCGGCATTATATATAGATTATTCAAATGCCTTGGGTTTTTTGACGCACGTCCTGGGTTATAATACAACGTGCTTCTTTATAAATAGTTTATACAGAAACGCATACGCTTTAAAAAAAAAGCCAAGTTCCTCTCTCTCTCTTATAGTTATATATACAAAAGTAAATGGAAAGAACAACAATCAATAATATCTATATATATAATACAGCTCTGAGGTTTCCTGCCGTAGACCTGACACAAAGAAAAAAAATATATATATATCTAATAGCATAAAAAAAAGGTAGATGGCTGTTACACCACCTACCCTTAGTACTAACTTGGAAACTCTACGAATTGTTCCCAGGCTTTATCCTTTTTAGGATTGCCAGCTTTGATAGAAGTATTAACTGCTTTCTTAGCTAACTCATTCTTAGAATATAGATTGATAGGACAAATGTAATCGAATACTTTACGTATAGCATCAGTACCAATGATATCATCCATACCTTTCTTTAAGTCACCTGCTTGAGTAAAGATTTCTTTAGCGTCTCCACTTGCAACTATCTGATGTACTTGATAGCAACCTTGCCAAGAACGTATAAGATACTTACTCTCTTTACCATTAACTACTAGACGATACCTAACCTTAGGTTTACCATCTGTACCTAATACAGCGTTGTCAATTCTACCGACTTGCACGGTTATATTCTTTTTACCAAGTTTACCTTGAGTAACACCACCTAGAAATCTAGTGATGTCTGAATTAAGTTTAGCCTTAGCCATTGTCTTAACCCTTTCTGTTACGGTTGTCTACTAATAACAACCTCTGACACACTTGCTCAGAGTGTTGTTATGTTGGTGAGAGTTGTTGAGGATGAAGTAGTGCACAAGAAATCTTAACTGGGACGTGGGGTTTGCCGTGCCCCGCACGGTATGCTTAGGCTTGTCCTAACATCCCCACGAAGGAAGAAGATTTCTGTAATGTTCTTGAGTTGTAATGGTATCACGGAGCTAGCGAATACGTGGAGCGTACGGAGTGATAGTAGAGCGAATTAGGACTGTTAGTTAGACACTGCAACATAATGAGCTCACAATGGAAACGATTAGAACATTTGCACAACGAGGATAGAGACTTGAGTGTATAGTGAAGGAGATGTCTCGCCCGAAGGCGAGTGTCAACGAGCCCTCGGATATATTAATAGCGAGACACGACTGAATGAAAGTAAGTTGATATTACTGTAATAGTGTGTGAAAGAGAAAGAGTATACTATATATAGTGGTATAGGAAAAGAGTATAGGAGTGTAGAGAGTGTCTGAGGTTTGTATCATAGGGAACTAATTTAAGTATATATACTAGACATATGTTAACAAAGGGTACTATATGTAGTATGTTTTAAAGATAGGGTGGGATAAGTAATTGTATGCGAGCGTATGCGAGTATCCAAGTAGGGTGGGGTACATATAGATGTATGTTAAATGTAAATTATGAACAGGTGGTTAACGCGTAACGGGGGATATTAATGTGGCGTGGGGTGGTTAGAGTATGTCATATCAAAAAAAATTACTGGTAACTAGCTTAATGTAGACGTGACACTTACCTGTACATTGACTGGGAAAGTGTTACAGGAGGATTGTAAAGTCCTGCATAAGTAAGTGTCTAGTTTATTATAGCATACACGTACGTAAGTCTAGTAAAAAAGCAATTCTTTTTTATAGTGCGTTTGGGGGGTGTTTTCGGGCAGGAGCGGACATTGTACGTACGGTAAAAAAATATAATTCTTTTCTTTTCGTAAGTCCTTGGGTACTCGCCTTGTGGTAATCCCAGTCCTAGCCTTCTGCTAGTAGCGAGCTTTCGTCCGTCCGATAGCCTCTTTACCTGTAACTTATTAGTTCAAAAAGAATGTTTGTTAAAAGTATATTCATACTAACATACTATTAAGAATAAAGGAGGATATTATTTATGATTTTAAACAACAGTTATCTGTGGGAGAACAAGGGGAGAAACTCATTAGGTTCTTCTATGAATCTAAACGAGAAGAAGAGAAAACTCTCTATATTGTTAGAGAAGCACAACAATGGGAGCAGCAACAAGGTGCAGACTTCTTCGTGGTCAACAACAGGTTGGGTACAAAGTACTTTGAGGTAAAGACAGATACTCAAGCTAAAGATACAGGTAATGTAGCACTTGAGATACAGATAGTAGACAATGATGGATTTAAGTCTATAGGGTGTGCAATGAAAACATTTCCTGACTTTCTCTTTTACTGGATACATCCAACTACTGAGATACTTTACTACGACCCAAAGAAACTAAATCCCTGGATTGTAGATTGGATTGCTGACGGCAATCACAGGATAGTAGAGACAGAAAATAAAAATTTTTTTTCACGCTCATTACTAATACCTATAAGCGAATTAAAAGCTACAGGGGAAGTACGTACTTTGAACGTAACAGAAGAGTTAGTAGAAAAAGCTATTTACTCTTAACTATTTGTTTGTGAACAGTATCAGATATACAAGGTAAACCATCTATGTGGTGTTTGTATTTTTCTTGACAAGCTAAACATCTTTGATGTCTATTGTAAGTAAAATCTACTTGTGCCATTAGGTAATCTAAATTTAAAGCAACTTGTCTTGCAATTTTATTGATGTCTTTTTCCTCAGCCATAAGTTCTACTATAATAACATAGTGAAGAAAATCTGCAACAACTGTGGTAAGAGACTTCAATACATAAGAAAATTTAAGTATTGTGTTAATCTAGGTTGTATAGATTATAATAAAAAACTAAGGAGATATGATGTACGGAAAAAAGATGAAGAAGAAAAAGAATAAGTCTTCTCGTAAATCTAAAAAGATGTATTAATGCCTACTGTTAATATATTCTCAGAGCCTAAAGAATTACAAAAATGGGCTATCAAACTTGCTAACGCTTGTGGTGGAACGCAAGTAGAGAGAACAATAATATTAGCAAAACCTAATCCTGATAAGATTGCAATGCTTATGGATAGGTTTGTAAATGACCACAATGAAAATACTATTGCAATATTAAATAAACTGGAAGAAGAATAAATGAAATTAGATAACTGTTGTGGAGCTTGCCCTGATTCGTGCAAGGGTGGCTTAAATGGCTCCTAAGAAAAAACCTAAAAGAAAACCTATTAATGCTTCTACTAAGAAGACATTACAGGCTAAAGCTGCAAAGAGTAAATATACTTATGGACAATTAGCATCAGTATATAGACGTGGACAAGGTGCATATTTGTCATCAGGTTCTAAGTCTGCATCAATGCAAGCCTGGGCTATGTGACGTGTAAATTCATTTATAAAAGGTGGACACTCTCAAGATAATGATATTAAGAAAGGTAAGAAGAAAAGTGCCTCCAAGAAAAAAAAGAAGTAGACGTAAAGTTAAGTATGAAAAGGGAGTACCGTCTAAATATCTTAAGAATAAAAAAAATTCAAAGACTTCAGTTGCTCGTGAGATTAAGTCAACTGCAAAGGCTTATAAAGAAGGTAGGTACATAGATTTGAAAAAAGTACAGAAATCAAGAGCTACTAAAAAAAGGAGGCGTAAATGAAAGTTAAGGGTGTAGATTTATCTGCGTTGACTAAACGTCAACAACAGACTATGAAAAAGCATTCACAACATCATAGTAAAAAACATATTCAGTATATGTACAACTCTATGAAACGTGGTGCATCTTTTACTCAGGCACATAAACGTGCTCAAAAAGCTGTAGGTAAATAATGTCACACGCAGCACGTAAAAAAAACTTGATAAAGAAACACGGACTTAAAGGTGTTAATAAACCAAAGCGTACACCTAAACATCCTAAGAAGTCACACGTAGTTTTAGCACAAGAAGGTCATAAACTTAAATTAATTAGATTTGGTCAACAAGGTGTTAGTGGTGCAGGTAAAAGTCCTTCATCTTCTAAACAGAAAGCTAGACGTAAATCATTTAAAGCTCGACACGCAAAAAATATTAAAAAGGGGAAGATGTCTGCAGCCTATTGGGCTGATAGGACAAAATGGTAAATGTAGTATGTGCAGTACCAGACTGTGCAAATTTATTACCTAAAGGTCAAAGAAAATTTTGTTCAGACAAATGCCGACAGTTAATTGATAAAAGGAAATGGCGTGCTAAGAAAAATGGAGAGGTCTATATTCTTCCTGATAAAAAAACTAATGTCAAAGCTAAGAAACCTAAGAAAGAAACTAAATCGGAAGACGGACGAGCTACAGCTAGACGCGGTAATATTTATGACAAATTTATTAAAGATGGAATTATTCACGAAGTATTACAAGATAGTATTACAAGAGATGAAGCAGCTACATTACTTAAAGTTAGTAAAGCACAAATTTCTAGATTTATGGCTGCGTATCAAGAAGATGTTGAGTTAGAAAAAGCACAACAAGATTGGGATGTACCTGACGCTGCTATTGAATCGTTAGAAAGTTTTACAGAATTTAGGAATAGATATTTTTTAACTGAAAAAGGTATACCTTTTGAAACAGCACCATTTCATAGTAACTGGATAAAAACATTAAATAAAGCTATAGATGAAGGTGGTCAACAAATGATACTGTCACCACCAAGACACGGCAAAACAGAATTGTTAATTCATTTTGCTGTATGGCGTATTATGAAAAATCCTAACATTAGAATTATGTGGGTAGGTGGTAATGAAGATATTGCAAAAAACTCTGTGTCTTCTGTAATTGATACATTAGAAAGTAACGAATCATTAAAAGAAGATTTTTGTGGACCAGGTGGTTCTTTTAAACCAAGAACACGAACAGGAAAGTCTTGGTCACAAAATGGTTTTACTGTATCAACAAGAACAGTACACGGTATAAAGTCACCAACTATGATTGGTATAGGTAAAGGTGGTAAGATACTTTCACGTGACTGTGACTTAATTATTGCAGACGACATAGAAGACCACGCATCAACAGCACAACCTAGTGCAAGAAACAATACTAAGAACTGGTGGACTACAACACTTGCATCACGTAAAGAGGAACATACTGCAATTATTGTTATTGGTTCTAGACAACACCCTGACGATTTATATTCTTCGTTATTAGATAGTGAGGCTTGGGAAACAATAGTAGAAGAAGCACACAGTTCAAGTTGTGAGATACCTGAGTTAGAAGAACAAGAACATTTTGATTGTATGTTATGGAAAGGCTTTAGAAGTTATAAATGGTTAATGTCACGTAAACGTGATGCTATGACTACTGGTGGTTTACAAAGATTTGAAATGGTTTATCAGAACAGACCAGGCGAAGGTGGTGCAACAATATTTAACGTAGAAAACATTACACAGTGTTTTGATATAAATAAAAATGTAGGACAAGTACCTAGACATTCTTACTTAGTAGCAGGACTAGACCCTGCTGCATCAGGATATCAAGCAGCGTTTTTATGGGCAATCCTTGATGATGGTGAAGATGCAATGCTACAAATGGTAGATATAGAAAATAACAAAGGTGGCGGTATAGAAGAAGCATTACGTGTTATTAAAGAATGGCATAAGAAATATCATTTATCACATTGGGTTATAGAAGAAAACAACTTTCAAAAAGCTATTAGACAAGACCCACGTATAAAAGATTATGCAAACAATAACGGTATTATTCTTGAAGGTCACGAAACATATAAAAATAAATGGGATAATCATTTTGGTGTTACTTCTTTAGCACCTATGTTTACAGACAAACTTATTGTGCTACCTTACGGTAATACAGAATCTAAAGTAAAATCAGAGATATATAGAAAACAGCTATCATACTTTTCTGCTAGACGTAAAAACGTTTACAAGTCAGATGTAGTTATGGCAAGTTGGTTCCCTATAAAAGTATTAAGGAAGTTGCAGAAAGCAACTTATTCTGATATGGGAATTGATTATAAACCTAGCTATGAAGGATTTGATATAGTAGAATGGAACGAAGCACCTTGGAGTTAAATGCTAGTTAAAGACATTTTAGATAGAACAATACACTTAAAAGAAATGCACGATGAAGCATTACCTGATAGGGCTAGGTTTAGAGCAATTATGAATGGTGGACCAGGTGGCTTATCTGCTTTACTTGGACCATCAATGCAAAATATGGATGAGGATTTATTACCTGCACCAAATTTGTTAGTATCTGCTTTAGATAGACTTGCACAAAAAATAGGAAGAGTTCCTTCATTAGATGTTCATATAACTAACCCAAGAGATAGTGAACGTAATAAAAAGAAAAAAGATAAGTTAGAAAGAATTGTTACATCATATGACCAATTCCAAAGACTAGAAACACAATTACCACAAGTAGCTAGATGGCTACCAGGTTATGGTTTTGCAGTATGGGTAATTACAAGCAAGACTGACCCTCAAGGTAATGTGTACCCTGTGGCTGAATTACGTGACCCATACTCTACATTCCCTGGATATCAAGGTGCAAATCAAATGGCAGAGGAATTAGTATCTATTAGAAAAGTACCAGGAGAGTACTTAGTAGAAATGTACCCTGAGTTAAAAAGTTGGTTTGCAGACCAAGGCAGGAAAACAAATGAACCATATAATTTTGTATCAGGTTTGTATGTTAACCCTGGGCAAGATGGCTCTTGGGAAAACTCAAATGAACACGGTGAAGTAATTGTTGAATATATAAATCCTGAAGGAACTTATATAGTTCACGTAGCTTCTAAAACAATAGTTGACTTTGTTCCCAATCCTCTTAAATCAGGACCTGCCTTTGTTTGTGCAAAGAGATATTCATTTGACCAAATACAAGGACAGTTTGACCAAGTTATAGGATTGATGGCTGCTATGGCAAAAGTAAATATTATGTCAGTCATAGCTATGGAAGATGCAGTATTTACAGAAACTAACATTGTAGGTGAGATTGAAAGCGGACAATACCGTAAAGGTAGAAATGCTATTAACTATTTAGCACCAGGTTCACAAGTAATTAAACCAGTTACTAATCTTCCTTATCAGTTATTTGAATCTGTAGGTAGGTTAGAAAGACATCTTAGAACCGTAGCAGGTTATCCAGTACAAGATGATTCTATATCTCCTAACAGTTTTGTTACAGGTAGAGGTTTAGAAGAATTACAAGCAGGTATTGGAGCTATGGTAAATGAATATCATAAAGTATTACAATATGCTATTCAAGACATAGATTACAAAAGATTAGAGTTAGATGAACTTGCACTTAGTAAACGTAAACCATTAGTAGGTACATTAAGAGGTGCATCATTTGCAGAAAACTATACACCTAAAACAGACATAAATGGCAACTTTCTTACAAAACGTAAGTATGGTGCAATGGCTACATTTGATGAAGCTACAAAAGTAATTACAGGTTTACAGTTGTATCAAGCAGGTATTATAGATAAAAATACTATGCAACAAGAAATGGATGGCTTAGATAATATTGCAGCTATTAATGAAAGAATAACTAAAGAAAAAGCAGAAAAGGTTATGTTTGAATCTTTATTAGCACAGGCTAGCAATGGAGACCCCAAAGCAGCAATGGCATTAGTAGATATATACAATAGTCCAAATAACATAGGTACAATACTTAAGAAGTTTTATACAGCAGAAGAACCTGAACCTAGTCAAGAAGAAGCTATGATGGCACAAATGATGGGTGGTCAAGGAGGTCCGCCAATGCCACCAATGCCAGGAGGACCACCACAACAAGGTGGACCACCACCAAGTCCAGGAGAAGTAATGCAGTTGTTAGGGGGAGGATAATGCCTGTACCTGAAGAAGCAAACATCAACAATATGTTTCATAGCATTGTTACAGCAGAAGAATGGAAAATAAATAAATTAGATGTCGCAGAGTTGTATTTAAACGATTCAATGCAACCTGAAGAAGAATTAGACAGTTGGGATAGTATGGATGGTTTGACAATTATGTATGTACCAGGATATGGAAAACTACAAATGATATGGATAGAGGATGATAATGACTAGAGGAGCTAATAAAAAAGCATTTGCTATAGATGACCAAAGAGGAGAAGGTGCTGCACAAAGAGAAAGTTTACTTAGAGGTGGACCTTTAGAAATGGATGAAACAGAAGTTGCTACACCTGATAATGTACAAAATGTAGGAGCATCACAAAATTTAGTAGATTTACAAAGAATGGCATCAAGTGGGGGAGCATTTGCACCATCTAATAACAATAGACCTATTATTGAAACTGTACCTAATGAAATGAATTATGAAGCAGTAGAGCCAGGTCAAGCAAGTAATACAAATATGATATTAGCTGCTATTAACGATTTACTGGGAGGTAGTGAAGAAGCAAGCTCTATGATAGGATAACGTATGGGATTTTATGCTTTTGAACCACCTGACTTAGAACAAAGTTATATAGATAAATCTACAGAAAGAAATAAAAAATATAATTCTGTTAAAAATTTAATTCGTACAAAACCTGAAGTTGGTGATAACTTTGAAGATATTACAAACAAGTGGGGTAATCATTTAGGTAGAGACATAATGGTAGGTAGTGCTCTACTAGGTTTTAGTTCTATATCACCTGAAGTTGCATTACTTATTGAAAGAAAAATAGAATTAGAGCAACAACAAAGTAAAAATTTTTGGGAACAAACTAAAGCAGCAGGTAGAGGATTAGTTAGAAATGCTATAGTAGGTATGGATTCATTAGCCGAAGCTACAGTTAAAAGACCATTTCAAGCATCAGCAAGAGCCCTAATAGATAATGGTATGAATCCTAATCTTGCTTATTTACAAATGTTTTCTAACTTAGTTGGTTTAGACAAACCATTAATGAATCTTGCATTAGGTGATGAATATGGTGAGTTTAGAAAAGACTATGAATTAGCTAAAGATGAATTAGGTCCAACACAAGCAGGATATGCAATACGTGAATTAGCACAAGGTAACAGAGTTAATTTAGGTAGTGGATATTTTGGTAACTCAACATTAGCAAGAGAAACAGATATATATAAAGAATTATCACAATCTATAAAAGACCCTAACCAATTAGGTGAAATAGAAAAAGTAATACAGGCACAATTAGGTTTTGATATATCAGGAACAGAGAGAGCTAAGGTAGATGCTAATAAATATAGAGGAGTTACTATAAGCCCTGGTAGATTAGCTGCTGTACAAATATCAGAACCAGGAACAGATAGATATAAATTTATATCAGGTCTTATTGATGGTGTTGTTACATTAGGTCTTGACCCTGCAAACTTAGCAGGTGCTTGGACAACAAAGCTAACTAAAGCAGGTAAAACATTTAATGTTGTAGAAAATAGTGCGGAATTAGCAGGCACTGTAGGAATAAGAACTTCAATAGGTCAAGGCAATAGAGTATATCAAGTTGTTAAAAGACAAATAAAAGATGGTGAAAGTCCTACAAGATTAATAAATAACAGAGTATATTCTAATGAAATCATAGCTGTTGATGTAGGACCAACAATATTAAAAGGTGATGTTTCTTACACCTTAGATGAATTAAATGATATAGCTAAATCTAATGGAAGAAATAAAGCATATGTAGATGAATCTAATACTGCACAAAACTTTATAGATGATGGTGGTTATGGAAGAGGTCGTACTCCTACAAATACAGGAGATAGCTTTTATGTAAACAATATTACATTAACAGAGAAAGCAAGAGTATTAGATGATGGTATGTTCCTGCAACCTGCTAGAGCAGGTTCAGAAGGCACTATGTTAAATAACATTATGTCAAGACTTCGTGGTTTAAATAAACAAGAAATGGATGCTTTAGTAAATGGAACTCCTTTAGAAAAGTTTTTTAATAAAAAGGCTTTTAATAAAGATGCAAGATTTGATGGAGATGATTTAATTAAAGAAATGACTGAGGCTATATCTGCTGATGATAATTTCTTCAAACAATGGTTTGATTATATAGGAGCAGATTATAAACCTAATAGGGCAAAGTTTAACTCAATAGAAGAAGTTATTGATAATACAATATTACACGAACAAGCACACGGATGGATTAAAAAAGGATATGCACCAAAAAGTATATCATTAGACCTAACAACATTACCACGTAAACTATTAGGTCCATTAAGTAAAGCAGGTAGAAGAAAACGTAGAGATGCTAATCTTATGAAAGCTAAACAAGAATTATCAGGATATAAATATAAAGATGAACTTCCTGAACTAAAAGATGAATGGTCAAAGTATTGGACTTTAGAAAAAGATGTTAACCAACTTACTACCAATTTTAAAACATCTTACTTACAAGACAGACAAGAACTAAAAAGACTTGCAGGACTACAAAAATTTCTTAAACCTTCATTAAATAAAACTGACTTTGAAGAATGGCATACAACTATAGGTAGAGGTATATATAATTTTCTTGCAGACAATATACAATCAGGAGGATTAGAGTTTCAAGACATAAGAAAAATTATGCCTGAAGCTAGTCCTTCAACTATACAAAGTATGTTAGACAATCCAAACTTAGACCACATTGGTAATCTTATTGCACAAGAAGTAAGAACAGGTGGTATAACAAAAAGGTTAGACCCATACTCATACACCTTTAGAGGTAAGCTATCTAGAAATTTAGGTAGAAATCTTAGTAGTAAAGGTAAAGTATTAGATGATGGTGGTCGTATCAATATGTCTGATATGGGTAGCTTTCTTGGAGTAGGAGCTGTTGTAAGTAGAAAGTTTACAGATTCAGCTATGGCTAGAATGTTTGGACAAGTTAGTCCATCTTTTATAACTGCTACATCTCACACACAAGGTATAAAAGAAATAGAAAAACTTATTGAATCTTTACCTTTTGAAAAATCAGTAAGAAAAAATCTTTATGAAAAACTAGCACAGACTGATGCAAAGATACTAGATGATTATTTAGAAGGTGGTTCTTATTCTAAATTAAGATTAACAGAAGAATTTTTTAAATTACTAAATGGTTCAGGTACTGCAGTAGATGCAGGAATACTAGGTGAACTAGAAAAATTATTGTCAGCAAGAGGATTACCTGGTGCATTAAATGGTGGTATTACAAAGTTTGTAGCAGAAATACAAGAAGCTAGAAAGTACTGGGTATCTTTAGTAGGAGATGAAATAGTTGATGTTGGATTTGGTACATCTAAATCAAATGATTTATTTTCTTCAAGAATTAGAAAGATAGGTGAAGACGCAGGAACAAATGCAAAGATTGAAGAGTTAGCTAAAGCAGGTAAACAAGAAGAGATACAAAAATTTATTATGGCTACATTTGGTAACGCAGATGAAGCAGTTCCTTCAGCACATCTTTTATCAGAAATGCTTGTTGGAAATATTCCTTTGTTTGACCCTAATGAAGTATTTAGAATATTAGGTACATTTAGAAATAGCTTACTTAAAATGTCAGGAGTAGGTTTACTTACAGGACTAAAAAGATTTGACCTTCCTCAACTATTAGGTAAAAATATTGAAAGTAATCCAATAGTATCTTTAGCTGCAAAAAATAAAAAGTTTGCTGATTATGTTGCAGGTTGGGAATTACCAGTTAAATCTCCTTCAGGTAAGAAAGTAACACAAAAGTATATATCTGAATTACAAGACACAGCTATTGGAGAGTTAGTAACAGAGTACAATAAGTATGGTGACAACATTACTATGCAACAATTAAAAGATGTTACAGATGATGATACATTTCAAATACTTAATAACTTAACAACTACACAGCAACTAGAAACTGTAGCTAATGTAGGCAACATAACATCTAATGCAATAACTAAAGGACTTGCAAAGACACTTTATGCTAAACGTGTAACAGATGACGGTATCAAAATAGTAAACAGAGCATACATAAGATTTGCAAACAATGTTATGCAAGCAGCTTGGAAACCTTTGACACTACTTAGATTTGCTTGGACTACAAGAGTTATTATGGAAGAACAGTTAAGAATGTGGGCATCTGATTTAACACAAGTATTTACACATCCTATTTCTCATTTAGCTTATGTATTGAAACCTGATGGAGCTATGGTTAGAAATGCATCTAGAGCAGAAAAAATATTTAAAAAAGCAATACCAGGATTTGATGATAACAATCTAGCTTTAACAGAAAAACTTATTGATAAACTAAAGTTTGGTGAGTTTGACATATTAGGTAAAGATATGTCTCAAGAGTTATTATTTAAACAAGCTATGTCTAGAGGTTCTAATGGAATAATGATTAGAAAAGCAGCTTCTATAGATAGGTTCTTTAAAACAATTAAGAAGTCATCTGTAACTAATTCACGTGCTAGTAGAAGAACATATGCTAAAGGTTGGGCTACAGAAGTAAATCAATTAGCAGATGATGACATAATGCACTTAATAGCAAATATTATTGTAGATGCAGGCAACACTGCATTTGGTGGTAGCATTACTAGAAATTCAACACCATTTATAAACATAGATGAACTAGCAGAATTTTTAGCAGGTAAAGGAAAAGACTTAAGATTTTATGAAGACAGAATGAGAGGTTTAAGAAAAGGAAACATAACTTATCAATCATTACTAGATGTTAGAAAATCCTACAAAGAATGGGTTAACAGTGGTGATGCAGTTACAGATTATGGAAGAAGATTAATTGATGGTGATGTAGAAAGAACAAAGGAACTTTTAAATAGTTATGTAGCACGACTATTTGAAAAAGCAGGTGGTGGAGGCACCTTCAAAAAATATGTATTTAACGAAGGTTACAACAATGCAAGCGTACAAACGTTTACTAATTTTGATAAGGGTATTGATTTTGAAAGAATGTTAGAAGCAGGAATCATAAGAGAAATAGATAAAGGATTGATATATAAAACTGCAGATAATCCAAATCTTGCAATGCCTATGTTATACGAACCAATAAATGGAGATAAGACAAATAAATTTATTGAGTGGGTTGCAAATAGAGGATTTAATGCAGTTCCTACTGGTGAAACAAGTTCAGTAGTTATACCTATTGGAAGATTTGCTAGTCCTAAACAATATGATTTCTTAGTAGATACTTTATATAAACAAACCAATGTAGGTCCTGACGTAGTAAAGATGTCTAAAGAATTTGAAGATGCAGGTAGATTTTCTAAAGGTCAATGGGATAGTGCTATAGAAAGATGGTTTGATACTTTAATGTCAAGACCAACAAACAAGTTGTCTCGTTCTCCTGCTTTCAGACAGTTCTATTATAGAAACTTAGAAAAGATGGCAGATAGATTAGAAGCAGATGCTTTATTTCGTATAACAAGATTTGATGTTACATCACAATATATGCCAAAAAGCACACGTAAAAAGCTAAGAGAACTTGTACCTAAATCACCAGGAGAAGGTATAGGTCTTGATGACTTAGAACAATTTGATGAGTTTTTAAAGTCTCTAGCTTTAGCAGAAACAGAAGACTTACTTTATAGTTTGAATAGACGTTCTCAGTTTTCACAAGCAACTGCTTTGTTATTCCCATTCGCAGAAGTTCATTTAGAAATAGCAGGTACTTGGACAAGATTGTTAAGAGAAAATCCTACTAAAGCTAGAAGAGCTAGTGTTAGCGTACAAACATTAAAAGAAGCAAATCCATTTAATTGGAACTTTGTTGGTGGTGATGCAGGGGATGACGCACCTATGATATATACAGATGAAAGAACAAATGAAGAAGTATTTGTATTTCCTTTGTTAGACCCTATACTTAAAAACTTTTTTGACAATGTGCAGAAACAAGACCTCAATGGTCAGCAACAAAATGTAGATGTAAACTTAAGAACTGTAGGTTTTACATCAGGTGTAAACATTATTGCAGGTGGGTTAATACCAGGAGTAGGACCAGTAGCACAGGTTGCTGCTAAAGCATTGATGCCTAATATGAAAGAAACAGGAGCATTCTATAAATTCTTATTCCCATTCGGTGAACCTACAGGCGGAATAATAGAACAAACTGCAGATGTGTTAGTACCACCTTGGTTACAGAAACTAACAGCACTTACAGAAGGAGCACCTGAAGGATGGGTAAGAGGATATACAAATACTGCTAAAGAAGTACTAAGAGCAAAACTTATAAGTGGTGCTATACAAGTGGGTAATGAACCTAGAACACAAGCAGAGATGAACACTGTATTAAAGAATGTATCTAGAGATGCTTGGATACTACACCTAGTAAAGTCTGCAGCACAATTTACATTTACTACACCATCATTTAGATGGGAAGCAGAACTAGAAGAAGGTGGGCTAGCACACGTAGACCCACAAGAATTAAAGAAAAGAGGAATAGACCCTGAAGGTAGATTGTTTGGATTTAATACATTACAAACTGTGTATGCAAGATTTTTAAATGAATTTCAAGATGAAGTTATAGCAACAGAAGTATTCACTAATGTATTTGGTTTTGACCCTACAGCATTAGTAATATCTAAATCTAAAGAAATTAGACGTGTTCCATACACAGATGAGGCTTTAGACTATGCAAAAGAAAATCAAGATAAGTTTGATTTGTATCCTGAATTATTTTATTATGTAAGACCTGACGTAGGTATTGATGAATTTGTTATGGCTGCTTGGGTTAATTCATTTGATGATAACTATTTAGGAGATTATGCAGCAAGAGTAGATATAAGTTTGCCTGAGTATGCACAGTTACAAAATCAAGCAGCAGGACGTATGGCGTTAGAAAGATATAGAAGAAGTATTACTGACCCGACAAGTCCTTCTTATGTTAAAGATGACGATATTAGAAGTAATTTATTAACATCATACAAGTTAGTTTTGGCAGATTATTTTGTAGGATATGGAGAGAAACCAACAACAGAATCTAGAACAGATATAGGTAGTTTTCTTAAACAAGCAAGAGCTTTGGCTGCAGACCCTGATTTACAGAATGAACAAGTTATTAAAGGTTTAAACATATGGCTAGATAGTCTTGATGCTATATTAACAGTAAGAAGAACAGAGACAGGAAACATAGGTTCTGATGTTACTGGTTCTTCAAATTGGTTAGTTGCTAGAGACGAGTTAAGGAAGAAGGCACAAGAAATAATTAAAATATATCCTTTGTTTCAGTTTGTTAATGATGAAGTTTTAGAGAGAGTAATAAGAGAAAACGAAGATGAGCTGATACAATATGGTTATAAATATAAGACAGGCTACGAAGGAAGTCAATAATGTGGATATTAATATCTAAAATACTTTTTACATCAAGCGGTACAGTTTCTAAATTTAATCCAAGTGGAGCAGTAGATTATTCAAAAGCTCTATGGTATGACCAAAATACTGGACAGACTAGAGACGCTACAAAGCCTGATGGAAGTCCTATTGTAGATATAGAGAATTATATACAAAGAGAACAAGAAGGAACTGTAACAAGTGCACCTCCTCCAGGTAATCCTAATAACCCAGGTCCTTCAATTTCTGACGGAGAAGTTATAAGAGAACCTCGTGCATTAACTCCTGCTGAAATAGATGAGGCTGTAGATAATTATTATAACAATAATAATGTACCAACACCATTTGGATTTTTTATAAATGAAGAAGGAGTAGCAGAAGAGTATCCAAAAGATGAAGATGGAGAGTATGTATTTCCAGGGATGGGTCCAAATGACCCGCCTCCTGCAATAAGTCCTGACGAAGCTATTAGGTCAAGACTTGCTACACAAGGTATTAAACAATTTTTAGGTTTTGATGTATTAGGTACACCACTGGGATATCAAGGTGCAGGAGAAGGATATGGTGATAAACCTGTCTATGTTTCTGAGTTCGTTACTACATTGTTTATGGATGATATGTTGTCTGAAGACTATATTAGAAATCTACAAACTAAATTAGTAAAGGCAGGATATTTAGTAGGAGGATTTGAAGTAGGAGCAATGGATGCTCAAACACAAGCAGCCGTATTAGCATCTATGACAGAGCATAACTTAGAAGGTAGAGTGCCTTATTTTGATGATGGATTTTTAATTGAGGGTGCTTTACTTGCTCTGCAAACAACTGATATTGTAGTCACAGTAGATGGACAATCAGTGTCAGTGCCTGCAATCTTAGACCCTAGTACAGGACAACCTTTGCTACAAGGAGATGAAGTAGCACAGTATCAAAGTCAGTTTGCATTTACTCCACAGAAAAAAGAACAGATAAGAGATTTTTACTTTGGTGAATTAGACAATGATATTAGTTCATTAGATGAAAAATTGATAGATAGTTATAGTATTGATACACCTGTATATGATACAGAGACAGCAGGATATATAGCTATGGATGCAGTTAGTAATTACTTTGGAGGTGCAGATAAACTTAGTTATACACAAGCACAATCTCTTCAAGGTGTTGTTAATAAACTTTTAGAGTTAACTAAAAATGACTTTGACAAAATGATTGTTAAAAATGTTCAAGAAGACATAGATGCTACAGTTAGTCAAATTAACTATGACAAGTTTATTGCAGATGGTGGAGAAGAAGCATATAGAAATAGCCTTAAAGAACTGTATCCATATATGGACCCTAGAGCTATAGACAGTATGGTTAGAAATAAAGTAGCTTCATTTAAAATAACAACAGATGCAGGACTAGGACCTGCTAGTTGGGCAGGAGGTACTCAAGATGCTTTTGCACTTAGTGGTATGGGAGATAGATTTAATTCAATGTTTCAGTCAAGACTGGGTAGAGCTGTAGATAAAATATACGGAGATGAAAAAGATTTAGCCAATAACCAGGAAAAGTATAATACAGCTACAGCTAACTTCTTTAGAAGTGCTAACAGTCTAAGAAACTTAGGCTCAGGAATATAATGGCAAAGGTATCTGCCAAACAACTTGTAGACTTATTACAAAACGCAGGAGCTAATACAGAAGACATACCTACATTAGTTATGATATCTTTTTATGAATCAAACTTAGAATCAGTTGCAGAAAATCAAGATACAACATCAGTAGGATTATTTCAAATTAATGCAGACCAACATTTTAAAAACGGTAAGCCTGACAATACTTTAAGTAGTTTTGCAGGAAAAGATATTACATTAGAAGAATTTGAAACTAAATTAAAAGACCCACAGTACAATGCAGAGTTTGCAGTACATTACTTAAAAGTTATTAGAGAAGATTTAGAAGATGGAAGTAGTCAGTTTGGTATGGTAACTGCTGCTAACAATGACCCATTTGGTATATGGGAAGCATACACAGATTATGTATTACCATACCTTAGTGGTGAAATGCCTGCAGGTAGAGGTAACAATGCTGATGAAAAAAAATCAGATGTTGTTGCAGGTATAAACTCTTACGTTGATGCATACTATACTCTAGGTATGGAAACAAATAATAATGAACCTGTAGTAGAAGAAACGCAAACAAAAGGTAATCCTAATAACCCAGTTGAACCTACACTTGAACCTAGTGGATTAGGACAAGAGCGTAGAGAAAGTGGTTATTCTGAAAGAGAGATAGCAAAATTTAATAGAGCTACTGAAAAGATAGCTAAAATGATGAACCCTACTGACCCTACAAATTTAGAAACAATTAGACAATCTCAATTATATTTAGCAAATCAAGTAGGTATGAATATACAAGAAATACCTTTAGATGTTCGTTCAAACTATGGACAAATAGATGCTGTTATAATGAACTTTGTTGGACAATTAGGAAAGATGAAGGCTAGATAATGTCACACGTACCTGAACATACAGACGATAGAACCAATTTAGAATATGATATTGATATGATTATAGAATCAGAGACTGCTCCCGCATTAGAGGATACAGTACCTACTCCTGATATGATTAGAATGGGTAAGGATGGGCAATACTATTTCTTTTATACACTAGAAGCAGACCAAGTAGATGGATTAGAAGAAGATGTAACTGTATATTATTTGTCAGAATCTAATTATAAACTAAATGTAGACCCAGGAAGTGCAGAAGAAATAGCTAATACTGCAATAAGTTTTGGTAGCATAGAAGAAGTTCAGTCTAATCTTGCAGGATTAAATCCTATAGATGTACTTATATCATCAATAAAAAAAGAAGCAGACTTAAATCCATACCTCGTAACACAAGAAGACAGTGGAGAGTTTGCTGTACTTGGATTATTTTTAGAAAGTATATTTGAAGGAACAACATTAACTTACGAAGATTATGCGTATGTCAGTCCTACTATAGCTGAACTTAATGCAGACCAGTTGTCATACTTTAGAGCAGTAGCACTAGGTTCAGACAGAGAAGCTAATGCTACATTAAGAAGACTTCAAGATAGAACAAAAATAGAAGTTGCAGGATTAATAAGTAAGTATGGTCAGTATGACATACCACAAGATTTAATAAATAAACTTTATGATATGAGACTTAAAGGTGTTTTAAGTAAAGATGATTTATCAGAACAGTTTAGATTAATACTATTTCCTGAACTACCAGGATTTAGAAATGATGAAATACAAGAGTTTATAAAAGATAAACAGTTAGAGATGCCTGAGAGTTTAGCATTTATACAAAGAGCTAAAGACCAAGCAGAAGCTAAGTTAGGTATGGATTTAGCATCACTGTTTAAAGAAGAAGACTATAACTTTTTTAGTAATGTATTAGCTACTACTAATGGACAAGCGTTATTAGATTCTAAGTTACAAGAAGTATGGGATGAAAATGTTTCAGATAAATATAAAGGTAGAGATTATAACACTTCAATTATTGGAGTTAGAACTATGTCAAATAAGTATGGTAACTTAGATGAAGCAGGTAGAGATAAAGATTTAGTATATAACTTGTTTCAAATGGATGACCCATCAGAACAAAGAAAAGCAATCATATCACACTTCTTAGAAGTAGGAGATGATGGTGCATTAACTAAAATGGCACAAGGATTAAAAGGTCAAGGATTAGGACAAATATATTTGTCTCCAACAATAACTGGACAAGGATAGTATGGCAGAAATAACTAATGAAATACTTGCGGAAAATAGTATTAATCAAAGTATGTTATATACAGATGAGAACGATAACAATGTTGTTTACGTATTTAAAAATGATGAATACATAACAGCTACAACTGCTGAAGAACTTGCTGAAGCATTGAGTGGTGGTGGAGTTGCAATAGCAGAAAACTTGTTTACAAACGAAAGTTATGGTGGTACTGGTACTACAAGTGGTACCGATATGGATGCAGGAGATGCTTCACCTACAGATGATTTAAGTTCTTTCTTTACAAAATTAAATGAAACAATATCAAGTATAGGAAGACAAGATAGAGAAGACGAGCCTACGTTTGTACCTACCCCAAAACAAATAGAAGACATAGTTCCTTGGTTAGCAGGTAAAGGTGGCTTACTACAATCCTATGTAGATTCATATATAGAAACAGGTAATGCTGAATTTGCTTTAGGTGCTGTAAGAAATACAGAAGAGTATGCATTGTACTATCCAGGAATTAAAAGAGTTGATGGTTCTCTAAGAATGAATGAAGCACAGTATGAACAAGTTAGAGAAGGTTATTACAGAATACTTTTAGAGAATGACTTGAATCCTTTAGTGTTTGAAGAAGCAGGTAAAGTATCATCCCTTATAGCAGGTGATGTAAGTGTATCAGAATTTAGAACAAGAATAGAAAGTGCTAGAACTGCATTTACAGACAACCCTATAGCACAAGAAATTAAAGACTACTATTCTGCAAATTTTCAAATAGACTTAACAGATAACGCAGTATTTGCTGCATCATTAGACCCTGATATATCTATAAGCATATTACAGAATCAGATATCACAATCACAATTAGGTGCTGAAGCTGCATTAAGAAATCTAGATTTAACTACAGAACAAGCACAAAGATTAATACAAGCAGGAATTACACAATCAGGTGGACAAAGATTATTTGCAAGAGCTAGTGATTATATACAACAGTTAAATAGATTAAGAATGGTGCAAGGAAGACCTAATGAAATTAACTTACAAGATATTATTAATACAGAAGTTCAACAAGACCCTGCTGCTCAAAGAGAACAGGAACGTATACTCAATCAAAATAAAGCAATAAGTACTGCACAGGCAGGAGCCGCTCAAACGCAGGGTGGAGAAGTTGCAGGTTTAACAGAAGCATAGTATACTATATGTAGTGCCTGACGAGTTCGGCACACTAAATATAGGGTCGTATTCGAGAGAATTTCTAAGGTATTCTCTTTGTTGTTCACAAACCCTTACGACATCCCTTTAATTACCTAGCGATTATTGTTATGGGATTTTTTATATGCTAGAGAAAATGGAGAATAATATATGGAAAATATAGAACAAACAAATACAGATACACCTGATGAAGGCGGTATTAAAGAGCTAAGAGAAGAATATAAAAAACTCAAAGCTGAAAATAAAGCCTACAAGCAGAACGTTATGAACTCTGCATTAAACTCATTAGGGTTAGAAGCTGACAAAGGTATTGGAAAAGCTGTAACTAAATTGTATGATGGCGAAGTAAATAGCGAAGCTATTGCTGCTTTTGTACAAGAGGAGTTTGGTGAGGTTGGTGCTATTGATGCTAAAACTGAACCTGATACCACTGGTAATGTTGTTCAAGCTCAGTCACGTGTAGAGCAATTACAAAAGGTTGGAGTAGACAATAAACCTATGAATCTTATGGGTGAGTTTAAAGAGTATGTTAACTCTCCAAACACAACAACCAAACAGTCTATCTCTGCAAAACTTGCAATGATGGACCAGGATAAGAAATCTTAAGGAGATAAATTATGGGACCAATTACAACCCCTGACCCAATTTACGCTTCCGACATAAATAATTTTCAAGGAGAATTATTTAGAGTTGGAGGTCAAAGAACACCTTTCTTATCTGCTATTGGTGGGTTAAGCGGTGGCGGAAAAGTTATACAATCAACTTTCTTCCAATTCCAAACTGCAGACAATGCAACAGTCTCTGGTGCTGCTACCGAAGGTACTGAGGGTGGACAACCAACAGAATACCTTGGTCGTAACAGAGGTGCTTACACTCAAGTAACGCAGATATTTCACAAAGGTGTGAAAATGTCATACACAAGTATGGCTGCCTATAATCAACAAAATGCGTTTGATTTAGGTGCAGCAGGATATAGTACATCAGATGGTGATGGAACACTTACTGCTGCTGACAAGTTAGCTCTATTCGGAGGTAACCCAATAACAGATGAACTAGCAGAACAAATGGAACTAGCTCTTGAAAAAATTGCTAGAGAAGTAGAGTGGTTTATGGTCAACGGTACATTCGCTGATGGTACACACGCTTCAAACCCTGTTGGAGACAACAGAACATTTAGAGGCTTGGCAGCTCACTGTGCGTTGAATGGTGGTAACAAATATTTCAACACATCCACAGAAGCTACAGGTGGTACTGCTAAAAAACTAGACTGGGATGCAGTTGCAGCATCATTAAAAAAACTTTTTGATTCTTCAGCTCCAGTTAAAAACCCTGTTCTTTTGGTTAGCTCTGCTAACTTACTAGAACTTAACAAGCAGTTATATTCACCACAATCAGGTGGTACAACTGCTTCTGTCGTTCAACGTGATAGAAACGTTGGTGGTATTGATATCGACACAGTCGTAACACCATTTGGTTCTATCGGAATGATGGTATTAGATTCAAACATCTTGGCTGACACTGATGCTTTCATTGTTGATATGGCTTATGTAAGCCCTATCTTTACAAACATTCCTGGTAAAGGAACTGTTTTCGTGAGAGACGTTGACCAACAAGATTATGCTAGAGTTGCAAAAGCAATCTATATGGAAATGGGAATCGACTTCGGTCCTCCACAATATCATTTGCACATAGATGAAATTGCTGCTCCGTAGTAATTGATTTGAAGATTAGGGTGGAACTCCACCTCCACCCTTATCTTCTGCTATAGTAAGGAAGATATGTACAAATTTAACGTTAAAGAAGTAACAATAGATGTATCTGCAAATGGAACTCAGTCAAGTAGTGTAAACACAGATGGTATGTTATTGACTGCCATTGTATTTCCTGCAGCAATGACTGGTACTGCAATTACTTTTGACTTTTCTGTAGACGGAACAAACTTTTATGATGTTGTAGAAACAAATGGAACAGAGGTAAGTTATACCGTATCAGCAGGAAACGTTGTTAGAGTTGACCCTAGTGGTTGGGCTTTTGCTTCTAGTGGTTTTATTAGATTAACATCAGGAAGCACAGAAGCAGCAGATAGAGATATTAAACTAATATTTAGAACAGCCTAGGAGGTCCAATGAGTGCAACTATTGGAGACCTAATAGATAGGACCTATAGAGAATATCTAGAACCAATGGACGACCTTACAAGTTACACAACTTTAGGTTCGACAATAAGTGCTAGTGCAACAACTCTTAATTTCAATGGTGCCTTGTTATCTATAGAAGAAGAAGACGCTATGGATGCAGGAGCTATTGTTGAAATAGGTCAAGAGCTTATGATATGCACAGACTTAAATGCAGTTACTAATACATTGACAGTAACTAGAGGTGCAAGAGGTACTACTGCTGTACAACATTTAGCAGATTCTATAATTAAAATAGCTCCAGTATTTCCTAGAAAGAATGTGTTTGATGCTATATCAGACCAAATACATAACTTGTATCCTACATTATTTGCAGTAGAAACTGTATCAGTTAATGCAGCAACAGGCTACACAATACTTGGTGCTCACGGTACAGACCAAGATAATAATAATTATTTAGTAGCACCATTAAAAGCTATATCACAATATACAGATTTTTCTGCAGGTTCAGATTCAACAGGCATACAGTACAGAGGGGTACAAGTAGAACTAATAGATTTACCTAACCCTTTTACTTATGTAGATAATGCAGGAACATCAAGAACTAAAACATACAACAATGGTCCAAATGTAGTACACGCTGTGCAAACATATAATATAGCGTCAGGACACGTTGTTTACATTACATTTAAAAAGAAGTTCTTAGACGTAAGAGATTATGATAGTGATGGAGATATAGAAGATACTACTCTTTCACAAATAGGTTTAGAAACAGAATACGAACCAATCATTATGACAGGTGTAGCTGCACAACTTATGTCAGGTAGAGATATACCTACTGCTACTGCTGATTATATATCTGACCAAATGGGAGTAACTAACTTCCCAGTAGAATCTGCATCAAGAATAAGAAACTCATTATTAGCATATCAACGAGCTTTAATACAACAAGCTAGAAAAGATTTAAGAGCTAGGTATCCCGAACCAGTATCAATTAACTCTATAAGTTACGGATAATGCCTAGGGTTGCATCAACTGTAAATATATCTAACCCGAAAAGATATGGGTATGATGTAAGAATTGATGACATACTGTTACGTTCTGCAGTAGGTCCAGGCAGAGATATGACTATACAGTCATCAGATGTACAAGAAGGACAAATAAATCTGAAACAAAATCCTGAAGACTTTACATCTAACTTAGGTCGTATATATTCAAGAAATAATTTTGCAGGTGGTCAAGGATTAGATACTGCACATAGACAAGATGGAACACCAAAAGATTCTACAAGATTTTTTGACAGCAAAGGTGTAGATGTATTTCACGCAGATGATGAATCTTCTTATAATGTTAAACTACTAAATACAACTACTACACAAAGTCAAAACTTTAGTGGTAGCAATAACTATATAGCACAGCTTACTAATGGTGATGTATATGTTACAGATGGTACAACTATACATAAGTATGATTTATCAGGTACAAGTTGGTCTGAAATAGCTGCATCTACCTCAGGAGTATCAACTACAGGTTCCTCTACAATTACAGGTATAGCTGCAGTAGGTGATAGATTATTTGTAACTACTGCTAATGGTACATCCTCTTCACAACTAATTGAGTGGACAGGTAGTTCTTGGGTAACTAGAACAACAGACCAAACATCTAATGCTTTAACAGGTGTATGGTTTGCTAAGAATCAATTATTTATAACAGGAGATGATGGTTCCGTAGCATACCTTTGGGGTATAAGTCCCATAGGACAATCTTGGGGTAGTAGTGCTTTAACAGAAGCTACTGCTCTACTTACATTTGATAGAAGTTATAGCATAACACAAGTAGTTGATGCAGGTTCAGTTGTATTAGCTGCGTCTACAAGTGGAGATATTTTTTCTATAAAAGATATAAGTGGAACTATGACATTGAAAGGTCAAACTAATATACCATTTGAAGAAGTACATTCTATAGCTGCAACAGAGGGGATTGTATTTTTCGGAACAGTAGAAAGAGCTACAACAATAGGTAGATTTTACAGAGCATCACTAGCAGTAGCAGATGATTTATATGTTATTTCACAAAGACAATTAATTAAAGAGTGGGATGTTACAGGACAAGACACTACACCTAAATTTATGTTTGTATCAAGAGATAGTGTGTATTGTGGTATCAAAGAAAGTAGTAGCGAAAGCTATCTATGGAGATACTACTTACCAACAGCAGGTTTTGCTAGAGACATAAAGATGGGAGCAGGAGCATTTGTAACTGGTATAACACAAGTAGACAGTAAGTTTATGGTAGTTTTAGCAGGAGATGATGTATACCTAGAAACATCTACATATGAAACAGAAGGTTATGTATTGTTATCTGCAGCAGATTTCTTTACTGCTGAATCTAAACAGTTCGTAGGTGCAGAGTTATCTACAAGTACTTTGCCTGGTAGCACATCTGTAGAGTTGTTCTATTCAACTAAGTTTGAAGCATTAGACAACCCTAGTCACTCTAGCTTTAATGAAGCTATTGTTCAGACAACAGGTTCAGGAGATGTTGAGAAACAGTTAAACGAAGTATCTAGATATATAGTAGGTAAAGTAATTTTAAAATCATTAGCAGGTGTAGATACACCTAAAGTCAAGTCAGTACAGTTTAGAGCACTGGCAAGACCTGAACTTGTAGTAGCACAAATACCTGTAAATATATCTGATAGAGTAGAAAGACCTGGTAGAAAACCTATAAAGGTAAAAGGTTTAGGTGAAACAATATATGGAGAGTTACGTAATAAAGAAGGTGATTCTGTTACTTTAGAATTGTTTGACCCTGCAGAAATTATAAGAGGTGTAATAGAAAGAATTAGCTATCCTATAAATTCTAATGTTGAAAGAGGAAGTGTTACACAGTATGCTATAATAACGGTGCGTGGTACTAGGCAATCAACTATTACTGATGTCACAAGTACCAACGTATTTGGTATTAATCAGTTAGGAATTATGAGGTTCGGAGCGTAATGGGAGTAGCACAGACTGCAACGTATAGTAACTTTTTTGAAACAACATTAAATGGTATTTTGCCTGGTGGTAATCCAGGACAATCTACAATGACGTTAACTGCAGCTCCTACAACCAATGGAACAACAGGAATAGCTGCACCATATTATTTAGTAATAGACCCTGATGAAACATCATCTAGAGAAGTTGTATTAGTTACAGCAGCATCAGGAGTTAATGTTACAGCAATGACTAGAGATGTTGAAAACAGACACGGCACAAATAAGCCTACACACACAGACGGAACTACTGTACGTATGGCAGTTGTTGGTCAAATGTTTGAAGATTTACACTTACGATTAAATGATGTAGCACTTACAGGAGATGTAACAGGAACTATTAGTAGTACTACACAGGATGTAGCTACAAGTATTGGTAGTGGTGTCATTGTAAACGCAGACGTAAATTCAAGTGCTGCTATAGATGCCTCTAAAATACACAACGGAAATGTATCTAATACAGAGTTTGGTTACTTAGATGGCGTATCTTCTGCAATACAAACACAGATAGACAATATATCAGCAGGTGCAGTTACACTTACTGTACCTATTACAGTTAAAGTAGCTGATGATGGCTCAGGTTCACAAAATGTATTTTACTTTTTATCAGGAACAGATACAGGTGCAGGAACTAGGTCATCTAATTTTATATTCAAGATAGGTTTTAAATATAAGTTTGATACATCTGACAGCTCAATGTCAGGACACAACTTTAAGTTTTCATTAACTGCAGATAACTCAGGTAGCTCAGAGTTTACAACAAACGTTACAACTGCAGGTACACCAGGTAATTCAGGTGCTTCTACAACTATAGAAATTACACCTGAAACTTTAGGTATAGCAGGAGCTACATCAACACTTTATTATTACTGCTCTAACCATAGTGGTATGGGTGGTGCAGGTTCAATTAATTTATATTCATCAGGTAGTGGTGGCGGTGGAGACATACACGGATTCTTATTGATGGGAGCCTAATGGGTATATTAATGATGCTCAAAGAAGGTGGAAGTCTTGGTATAGATACTATTGGTAACTTACCTATAGACGAAGATATAGATTTACTACCTGATACTGGAACTGTATCATTAAATGTAGACTTACAATTAATGTTATGGTCTGATACAGGATTCGCATTACAGTACCTAGATGTGGATGAAATGCTATTATTAGGTGCATAAGATAAAATATGATAATATAGGAGAACTATGGCAAACGCATATAAAATACTAGCACAACACGCAGGTGGTACTACACCTACAACTTATGCTAGTCCTGCAGATACAGAGACTATTATCTCATCTATTGTTGTAGCAAACAGAGTGAACGCAGCAAATACTTTTAGAGTTGCTGTGTACCCATCAGGTGGCTCATTAGGTAACTCAAGTTACTTAGCTTATGATGTTTCAGTTGCTGCAAATGATGTAATAACAATGACTCTAGGTGTAACTTTGGCAGCAGGCGATACATTATACTTGTACGCTAGCGACACTGATACATCCATAAATGCATTTGGAACACAAATTTCATAATAGGAGTTTAAGCAATGGCTTTTAAAACTTTAAAATTAAATGAAAGTCCTTCTGCACATATAAGCAGAGGTACAGACTTAAATACTAAAGCTACTACTGTTGTTCAAACGAACAATGGTAATGGCTCATTTGCTCCTGCCAGTACTAAAACTAACTATCAAGTGTTTGCCGTTGGTGGTGGTGCAGGTGGTGGGGGATGGCGTGCAGGTGGTGGTGGTGCAGGCGGTGCTGTATTTTTTGAAGGAGTAAGATTTAACACTACTGGTAACATATCTATCGGTGGAGGTGGTGGTGGTGCTAACTCTGGTCAGTTCTTAAATGGTGGTAATGGTGGAACTACTAGCATAAACTCAGTACAAAGATTTATAGACCAATCAAATAATAAAAACACTTTATCAAACATATCAGTATCAGGCGGAGGTCACGGTGGTGGTCAAGGACAATCAGGTGGTTCAGGAGGCTGCGGTGGTGGTTCAGGCTCTAGTAATACATCTACACCTACAGGAAATATTGGTGGTAATGGAGCACCTCGTCAAAACTCTAATGAATATAATGGTGGCGGTGGTGGAGGTATGGGTTCTGATTTAACTGGTGATAATGGTGGATATGGTGGAGGAGATGGTTTTGCATTTAAAAGTGTAAACTATGCAGCAGGTGGTGGTCAAGCAGGTTACTATGGCTCAGGTGGCGGTGGTAACGTAGGCAATACTAACGTTGGTGGTAACGGTGGTTGCTCTCCTCAAAATGGACAAAGCTATGGTGCAGGTGGAGGTAGTAGAAAGAATGACTGTAGTAATAACTCAGGTGGACACGGACACTACGGTCGTATGTTAATTCTTAAATACGAAGAACCAAGTCTTGCAGGTAATGTATCTCCTGTTAAAAAGGTTAAGAAGCTCTAATGATTGTACAAATAGGTTCTGACAACGTAGTAAAAAATATACTCGTTGGAGAAGAAGTAGATACTTGGATGACTGAAGAAAATCCTGATGATACTTTTACAGTAGCACCTGCTAGTAATTTAGTTGTAATAGGTGATGTATGGTTTCCTGAAAAAAAAGTAACAAAACCTGCAAATCCTCGATACCCAAGTTGGACTTGGAATGAAGCAGAATGGCAATACTTACCACCAGTTACTTATCCTACAGATGAAATAACAGTAGACCAATGGTGGGATTGGGATGAAGACGCATATCAAGCAGATAATAGTGACCCTAAAGTATGGGTATTAATTACTGAAACACCACCTGAATAACAAATATAGGTGGAGTATGTTATTTAATAGATACAAAAAATCCAAAGTAGTTTACGCAATAGATAGAAACTACAGTTTTCCTAAAAGTATATTTAGTGAACCATATTTATACAACCAAAACACTTATGGTTGTCCTGCTGTACAGATAGTAAACAACAGATTATATGCAGTCAATGGTCCTTTAGATATTAAATGGATATACAATCCTGTAACAGATTCAAAGGACACAGAGTTTACAGGTAGCAATACAGCAAGTGGATTAGGTGATGATGTTTATAATTTTATTAATGTTACTAAACAAGAAATCAATGGCATTACCACGCTGCAATGTATGATACCCTACACATTTTTTACAGATACAGAAGGTATAGAACTATCTTTACTTCCAGGCACAGACTTACAAATGAATAACTGTACCTTTATATCAGGTTCCTTCAATATATATAGTTGGAATAGAACATTGAACTTTGCTATAGAAGTAACAGATAAGAACAAACAAGCTAGCTTTGAGTGGAGTGTAGATAAACCTTTTATGCTTTTATATTTTAATAAACCTGTGGATGTAGAGTATAAACTTATGACAGATGAAATGTGGGCTATGTGTGAAGAAGTAAAGAATATAACAAAACTTAGAAACAACACTACTAAAATATATAACACAGTATTAAAAAGGAGACCTAAGAAGTTACTATGAAATTTACTGTTACACCTACAAATAAATCGTTAAATTGGATGGTAGACTTACATCCAATCATTGCTGCAAAAGAAGCTCCTCCTGCTTGGTGGAAGACAGTTAAACGTGACAGTCATATGGAAAGCCTAGCTGCTGTAGGTAACATAAAGACTTGTCCTGCTATCAGAGATATTATTAACTATGGTTATATAATGCCATCTTGGTCTTGGATTGAATTAACTAGAACTGAAGAAGATATTACTTGGGCTATTGGACAGGGTCCACAACCTGCATTAGAAGGACACTCACAAGGACAAATAGAGGGTTCTCCTATTACTCCTATTAAGGGAGGAGGTGTGTTTAAACTTACATCACCTTGGCATTTTAAAACAGAACCTGGATGGGCAGTAATATTTAATGACCCATTTTGGCACTATGAAGATAGACCTATTAAGTTTTTACCAGGACTTGTAAGAACAGATGCATATGGTCAAGTTAACTTTCCATTTGAAATAAACAAACCTATGGAAGTAGGAGATGTAATGCAGATAACAGAGGGTACTCCTTTAATACATATATCAGTTGTACCTATAGATGACACATTTGAATTAGATGTATCTAGAGCTACAGATGAAAGTGAAATAATTTATAATGAAGAAGCATCTAAATTAATTGCTACCAGTAGAATGTACTATGATAAAGCAGTAAAGAAACACGATAATGATAGAAGCACTGGATGAATGGATAATAGATAGTGAGTTTGTTAAGAATCCTCCTGATTATGATTTGCTTCCTGACCCTTACACAATAACTTACATAGACGGTGATACATTACATAAAGCTATAGAGTTAGCCAAGAAAGATAAAAGCATAACAATAGATAGCACTCACGCAGATTATGTAGAATTGCTTATAAACCTGTTGGAGAGTATGATATAATCCCATTTATGGATTTCATTATTGTGTTTTTTTTAGGCTATTATTTTAAAGACTTGAGTTCGTATCTAAAAAGATTAGCTAATTATAAATCACAAGAGTGGGATTGGATTAGCTTTGAGAAAGATGACTTACCATAATGAATAATGGCAATGGCTTTACACAGAAAGAAATGCTTACTTTAATATTGGAAGGGCAACAAGATATAAATAAACGCATAGATGAGTTACACGAAAAGGTTAATCAAAAAATTTCAAGACAAGAGCTAAGTGGTTGGTTAGTTGCAATCTCGGCACTGGTGGTGTTAATCAATAACTTAATGTGAAAAAGTTATTAGCTGTTGTAGCTGCAGTATTACTAATAGCTACTCCTGTATATGCTTATCATACTGAAACACAAACACCTTATGATATCACTAACACAATAAACAATGATGGAAGTATTACAGTTAGTTGGCAAGAGAGTGATGGATTAGAAGATAACCAACCTGAATACTACATAGTTTATATAGGACTTACAGAAACTGCTGATGATGTATCAGAACAAACAACCTTTGGTTTTACAGAAGCATTGTCCTGGCAGAGTTACACATTTACAGCAGAGTATTTATACAACGAGTTGTCTGTAGATAATCAAAAGATATATGCAAAAGTAAAAGCATTCCACGATACTAATGGTACAACTAGCGACTTTACACCAGTTGAAAGTGTATTATATAATTATGATTATGTACCTGATACAACGACATCTAGTTCGTCAACAACAACGTCCACCACGTTACCTGCGGCAGAAGATGTGGTCGAAGATAATGTCACTACGTACTTGGCTTGGGACGAAAATGGATGTGAGCACCCAGGTAATCCTTTATCGTATAAACAATATTTGGAAGCCGTAGAGAGTGGAGACTGGTATGGATATCAGCCTGGTGATTGCACCGATATACCTGATGATGTTATTGTTGTTATCGAGGAAGAAGAGATAGATGAGTTGGACGAAGAGATACTTCGAGATGACGACTTCGGAGAAGAAGAAATTCAAGAAGAACTTGAGGTCGAGGATAGTGAAGAACTCACCGAAGAAGAACTAGCTATTATAGAAGCTGAAATTTTAGAGGAAGAAGAAGAACTTCTAATACTAGAAGAACTAGAGGATAGCGTAATACCTCTTGATGATTTATCTGAAGAGGAGATAGAAGAGCTTATAGATATAATACAAGAACTAGAAGACTTAGAAGAGTTTATAATAGAGGAAGAAATTATAGAGTTAGATATACCTGACGATATAATAATTATAGAAATAGAAGAGGAAGAAATTGAAGAAGAAATTATTATTGATGAGACCGATATTTTACCTGAGACTGATGAAGCAACAGAGGAAGTTTTGGATGAGCCAGTACAGGAAGATGTTGAAGAAGAACCTGTAGAACTTACTGAAGAAGAAATAGCTGTTGAGGTAGCTGAAGTAGAAGAGGTTATCGAATCTATTGTTGTTGAAGAAGCTACTACCGAAGAAGTTATTGAAGTACTTGAAGAAGTAAATGACGTAGGTGTACAAAATTTAGAAGATGTATCTGAAGAAGTACAAGAAGTTGTACAAGAAATAGTAGAAGATGCTATAGATAATGTTGAAGAACTTACAGAAGAACAAGTTGAGGTTGTTGCTGAAGTATTACAAGTTGAAACTGAAGATGTTGAAATCATTGCAGAGGCAGTTAAAACAGATGAAGCAGTAGCTGAGGCTGTAGAAGAATATGTAGAGCGTGCTGTAGAGAATGCAGACGTAGAA